GTGGCTGGCGTACCTGGACACGCCGCCCTCGCCCCGGATGGGCCTGCCACTCGTATTGGACTCCGCGATCGTGCGCCGGCGGGTGGTGACGATGTGGTTCGTGTAGGTGGTGGCTGTCTTGCCGTCCAGCCGGTCAAGCGCCTGGCGTACGGCGGCGATCGACTGAATGGCCTTGCCGTTCTTGGTGAACACTTCGGTCCGCCCGTCGGGCAGCCGCCGGGTTTTCAGCCCGACCGCTTCGAGCGCTTCGATCGCCGCGGCGTTCAGCGTTTCAACCTTGATCGACTTCGCGCCGGGTGTCCGTCTGATCTCTGCCTGGACTGCCAGCAGACCCTGGATTGCGTCCTTACGCTCCAGCCGGACCGCCGTCTTGATCTCGCCCGGGGTGCCGAGCAGCGTGTTGACGTACTTCCGGGCCTGTGAGTCGCTCATGCCCGTGGCCTCAGCCAGCCGCAGCATCTCGCCACGGAGCTGGTCCGACTTCCGCGTCATCGACCCTAGGGACTCGCCTGCGGCGAGGCCGGCCGACAACATCCCGTCGTGAGCCTTCGCGGCCGCGGACATGGCCTGAGCGTTCGCCCTGCCCGACTCGGTGTTGAGGTCGAGCGTGTTCCCGTTCTCCTGGAACGCCTTGGTCAGCGCGTCGAGGCTGGACTCGAACTGGATCTCCGCGTCGTAGGCGCTGCGGTGTGCGTCGTTCAACGCGATGATGCTCTGCCGCAGGCCCTCGGCCGATTGCTTCTGCGCATCGAGCTGCGCCTGCACTTCGATGGCCTGGTCCCCGAAGATGCCCATCGACTCGGCGGCCAACCGCTGTTCCAGAGCCTGGGCAGCCAGGGCATCCTTGTAGTCGTCGAGCTGGGCACGGACGTCCTTCGCGGAGTGCCCCTGCTTCTCCAGCTTCGCGATGACCATGTCCAGGGCTGCGGCCGCCTCGTCCGCCCTGCCGGCGGACACCATGCTGGCCAGGGCGTCGTCGATCCCTTCGAACGCTTCCTTCGCGTTCTTCACGGGGGTCGAGTCCATGCCGATCAGGCTCGTGAGGAACTGCTGAACTTTGTCGACAGCGCCGGGGTCGGCCAGGGTGGTCAGCGCGTCCGATAGTCCGCCGAGGTCGGCCCCGTACACTCGCAGGGCCTCGCCGCTCACCTTGCCCGAGTGACCCAGCTCGGTGAGGGACGTTGCCAGCTTGTCGACGTCCGCTTTCGGTTTCTGGCTGCTGGCTGACAGCGAGTCGAGGGTGATGAGCAGCAGCCCGAGTCCGGTGCCGGCCATGGCGATTTTGGCGGTGCGGGACAGGCCGCTGATCGCCGCTGTGGTGCCGGCGAGTGCGCCGGGCGCCCCGGACGCTGCCGTGCGCATGCTCGCGATCTGCAGGCCCAGTGCGGCCATCGCCGCGCGAGCTGCGTCCGTTCCGGCGGCCGCGAGCCGCACCGCCTTGATGGCGATGGCCAGCTGCAGGAACGTCGCGATGGCTTCGGGCGGTACTGCGGACACCACACCCGACAGGGCGTTGATGACCTCGAGCATGCCCACACCCACACCGGAACCAGCTTCGAGGACGTGGGCCAGGGCGTCACCCACGTTCTGCAGGGTGTCCCAGACGATCGGCCCGTTCTCGCGGGCGAAGTCGAAGACTTCCTTGAGAGGACCGCCGTCGAACTCGCCGGCCTCCAGTTTCGCCAGGAACACGGTGAGCTTGTCGACCGCGTTGTCCAGCGTCCGATTGGAGAAGTCGGTGACCTTGTCGGACAGGGCATCGAAGCCGGGGGTCTGGATGGCGCCGCCGACCATAGTGATCAGCCGGTCGAACTGCGTGCTGGCGCCCTTGACCAGGCCGGTGGTCTCCGGCAGCAGCGCCTTTGTGACCGCGATGCCCTTGTTGAACGGGGCCATGACGTCACCGGACAGCGAGTCGGACCACTCCTGGAAGTCGTCCTTGAGCAGGCCGACCGCGACCGCTGCTTCCCGGGTGGCGGGCGGCATCTGGTCCAGGACGCGCTGGTACTCCGCCTGCGCCTTGATGGCCTCCTGGCTGCCCCGGCCTGAGGCGGCCACCGCCTCCTCGTACTTCTTCTGCGCGTCGGAGGCTTCGCCGATCTTGCTGATCTGCGGGCCCAGCGCCAGGGCGTAGGCGCCGGATGCCAAGGCGACCGCGCCGAACTGGGCGGCGAGCACGCCGGCGGATCCGGCGAGGCCGGCGGCCGCGGGGATCGCCGCCGGCGCGAGGGAAATGAGGCTGGCCTTCAGTGCCTCGCCCAGTTTCCCGGTCTCGGCGGACAGGGTCCTGAAGGCGTCGCGGGTTCCGGTCGTGGTGTCGGCCAGGCGCCGCTGGGCCTCGTCGACGGTGAGGAACTGGCCCTGCAGGTCACGTAGCCGTCCGTCCGCGTCGGCCGTGATACCGGACATGCGCAGCCGCAGGCGGTCCGCGCTGTCCGCCGTGCCATTGAGGACGCGGGACAGTTCATCGCGGCCGGACAGGGTGAAAGTGAGGCGCTCAGCCACCCGGTCACCTCCTCACCGTGTAGCTGTGTGCCTGTCGATCCACGCGGCCAGGCGCAGGAACCGGTGGACCGACAGCCGGTCGATCTCGGAGGGCTGCATGTTCAGGTAATGCATGAGCAGCGGCTCGTACTCGAGGATCAGGCCGCGGAGTCCCTGCGGCCCTGCACCAGGTGGCCTTTTCCCAGCGAGTCGAGCGCAGCGTCCACATCCGCCCGGTCGTGCGCGAGCTTCCGCAGGTGCGGCACCATCGCGTCGATCGACGCGTCCTCGTTCTTGCCGAGCGCCTCGACGACGATGTTGTTGAGGACGTCGTCGATCTCCTCCCGGGAGATGCGCGCCTTGAGCCGGCGCTTCCACCCGGGCACGTCGAACTCGGAGAACTTCAGGTCCGGCTGCTCACGCTTGCGGAAGGCCCACACCACCGCTCGCAGAGCGGTGGGGTCCTGAGCGCGCAGCAGGTCCTCGATGCCGCGCCACGGCGTACCGCCGCCCAGGGCCTCCTCGATGGCGGCGGCCTCCATCGCCGACAGGTCGTCGGTCGACATCTGCTCCACGCCGCCGTCGTCCTGCGTGTACGAGATGATCACTTGGTTTTCCTCTTCTCACTGAAGGTCACGGCGTACGTCGCCAAGGACCCGCTCCACTTCGGCTCGCATCCGCGGTGTGCCTGCCTCGACGGTGCGCGACCACCAGCCGGTCGGGCGGGCCCACTGCGTCGCCCATCTCCGGCGGTTGCCGTACACGGGGTGGCGGACACGCCCGTCGTTGATCACCCACGGCATGTTCTTCAGGTCGTCCGGCAGCCGCCCCTTGTCCACCCAGACGCGGGCGCCGGGGTTGGCACCCTGCCGGACGCTGATCCGCACGGCGCCGGCCAGCGTCCGCCGCAAGGGGCGAGTCGTCGGCGACGGGCCGCCCCGCGTCTTGCGGCCCGGGCCTGGCAGCTGCACGGACTGGATGGACCGCTGCAGGTCCTTCTGCAGCGGCTCGGCGGCACGCCGGACGCGCCGGCTGAAGTTCTGCCGCAGCCTCGGGCCGCCCGCCCGCCGCATGCGGCGGGAGACGTCGACCAGCTGACCCGTGCCCAGGATCTGTACCGAACTGGGCATCGGATCAGGGGGCGGCCGGGATCGTGACGTTCTCGGCGGGCTCCGAGGTGATGGCGAACTGCGCCATGATCTGAGCCGCCTGGTCGAGCTCCCGCACTTTGGCCTGGCTGGTGACCTGCACCGGGTAGACGTCCATGGTCTGGGTGGGCACGTCGCCCTCGTCCATCCACACGATGAAGCCGCGCGCCTCGCGAATGAGCAGGGTCCTCACGTCGTCTGCGTCCTTGGACGCCCAGAAGGTGAGGCTGGAATCGGACGCGGTGATCTCGCCGCCCACCACCGGCGTGAACCGGCTCCCCAGCGCGGGGGTGGGTACGGTGCCCGAGGTGGTCTGCCACCCGGACATCGCGCCGGTCTCGGCCTCCAGCGCCGTGCCGGCGTTCAGCTCCGCTCGCGTCGGCGAGTTCTTGTTCGCGATCGTCGGCACCCACAGCACCTTCGTCACGCCACGCCGGTAGTACCTCACCGACGCGTTGATCGGTGTCGACATATCAGTTTTCTCCCTCAGTCCGCCGACGGCTCTTCGCCGCGGTCGTCGTCTCCTCGGGCTGGTCGGTCACGACCTGCCAGCCCGACCGCTCGTACTGCTTCACCGAGATCTCCGGAACCTCGATCTCCTGGTCGACCCCGTCATGCCTCATCCGCACGCCCACAGCGCGCTCCTCTCTACGTGAAGGCGCGGCCGGCCACCGTCAACAGCAACGAGGCCTGCGCGCCCTTGTCGGTCTGGTCCTGCCTGAGCTGGGTTGCCTCGACGCCCGCCTCGAGCGAGGGCAGGCCGATGCTGGGATCAGCGCGCAGCCACGCCTCCACTCGGGCGCCGATCGCATACGCCCGATCGCGTACGGCCTTGACGTCGGTGTCGCCGCTCTGCGCGATCGCCGCGACAGTGACCTGCCATGTCTCTTCTCGGCCGGTGCGCAGGTCCGACCAGCCACCGACCGTCTGGGCTGACTGGAAGTCCCCGTTGGGGTCGCCGTCGAATCCGACGATCAGCCAGTCCAGTACGGCGTCCTCAGTCACCTCCGGACCGTCCGCGACGCGTACGTCCTTGAGGTCGCTGTCCGCTTTGCCGAGCTGCACCAGGCGGTCGATGACCTCGGGTACTCGTGATCCCATCTATGCCACTCCTGGGGGAAGTCGGTCCGGCTCCAGCAGCTGGAGCGCGCGGTTGGGCACGGCGTAACCGAGGCCGGGGATCGGTTCGGTGACGCTGTAGTCCTCGCCCCCGCCGGCCAGGCCGCCCCGGGCGGGGCGCTGGGTGCGCCAGAGGTGCTCGAGGATGATCCGGGCCCCGGCGGTGATGTTCTCCGTGATCACCGTGCGTCCGGCCCGGTAGGTGATGCTGAGCCGCCCTGACAGCCGGCCGCCGTCCAGGCGGAACAGTTCGCCGGTGTCCACGTCGACGTCCAGGCCGTCGACGTTGTAGGCGGTGGCCCCCGTCAGCACGGAGTCGACTGCCGTCACGGCGAGGACGGGCGTGTGCCGCAGCACGACCGATGCGGCGTTGCGCACCTGGTGCTGC